AATCGTATAAAAAAGGTTGACAGTATGACATCTTGGTGCTATAGTGTATGTATAAGTTAAACAAACAAGGAGACATAGATGTTTAGAATCCCTAGCTTTTACCAAGAGAATGTAACGTTTGATAATGCATGGAAAACAATTACAAACTTTGGACGGGGAGACGCACTCGAAGGCATGGAAGCAATGAACCGTGTTTGGGAAGAGCATTGTGCATCAGATAATGATGATGATACATTTTTTGACAACTATCTATATGAAGCTAATGCTTATAACGTAGTTTTTAAAAACATGAAACCACTTTTTGCTTAGGAGAAACTTATGCAACAGGAATTAATCGATTATATTAATGCTCAACGTGCTGAAGCTATTGAATTCAGCAAACAGCCTGGTTGCTGGATGGGTATGATGGTTGAGCCTGAAGATACTGCTTATTGGAGCAACCGTGTTCCTAGTGGTACTCTTGCAGAGTTCGAACGCATTGAACTCGAAGAAAGTGCATATTATGCAACTGCTGACGCATATAGCAAAGGCTATGCTCGCAGTTTCGATTTTTCAACTATGTCAGATGCACAGTTGGAAAAACTTGTTAAAGAAGCATGTGCTGAAATGGATGCCCAATTTGAAGAAGAAAAGGCATACCAAGCGGCAGAAGAAAAACGTATAGCTGAACTTGCTAGTTCGCTGAACGTAGATGTTAACACACTTAACCGATGGATGGAGGCGGCTTAATGGCATACACTTATCTTAAAACTGAGGTAAAAGCTATCTCAATGGCAGAACTAGAAGCATTACAGAATGCTTATGTAGAAGCCGAAAAAAATAATCAGGCTTGGATTATGCAAGCTATGCAAAAGGTCTTCGACGATATTGACCTTGGCGTAGTTCGGGTATTCGATTAATGGGTGGAGACTTTGAACTAGCTTGGACTACATTAGAATGGCTTGCACTAATTGGTGTAATGTTTGGTGTAGTCGTTGGTATAGTGTTTGGCTTTGCTAAACTTGGATTTCAACATGCACCGTGGATAGTTGCGGTTGCACTAATAATGTGGTTTTTACAATAGGAGAAGATATGACATATGATGACAGACATGGTGGTCCTTATGATAGAGGCGGAGCAGACAGCTATTACCGTAGAGGATATCAACCTCACTATTATACAGGTGCATCTATGCAAAGTGAATGTATCCCAATGACATTAATGACACCAGCTGAGATCACTGCCTATACCAAAGGCTATAATGATAATGAAGAAGCAGGTGACTTTAAGGATTGGGGATAATGGGTAAACTTTATCTATTTGGTGATAGTTTTACTGCTGATATAACCGATCAGAAAACTTGTGCATTAAAACTTACAAAAACAGTAGATAAAAATGAAGTATGGACTTATCAGCTTGCAGAAAAATTAAACTGCAAGCCTATTTTTGCATCTAAAATTGGAACTGGTTTAGATTGGACTCAGTTTCAATTTAACCAACGAGTGAATAAATTTAAAAAAGATGAAGATTATATTATTGTTTCGCATACTGCTCCTAGTAGAAGATGGTTTGTCGAAAAAGTACCTCATGGCAGTAATTTTTTAAATTATATCAAACCCGATGGTGAACTTAATAAAAAATGGCTTGATACAATGATTAGTCGAGATCAAAGATTAGCTTCAAATGGTATGGATAGTTATCTTCAAGCAGATATTGGTAGACATTATGCACTAGCTGTCGCTAGGCCAGATTTAGAAGAGTTATATGGTGAGTCAATTATTACATACTTCAGATACTATCAGACACAAGGTTATAATATTATAAATCTTCCTGCTACTAATGAACCTACAAAGTATAAAATAGAACACAATGAACATTTTAAAACTTTTGGAGATATTGATACAGTAGCTAGAAATGAGTTCAAAGGGTTAAACAAATCTGTAACTTTCAGAGACGTATTAAAAGGAGCAGACGGAAGAGTAAATCATCTTACAACTAAAAATCATGCAATTCTTACACAAAAACTGTACAAAACCTTTACTGAATCTGCTGATTTAGATTTAACAACAGATTTTATTGAAAATTTTATCACTAGTGAAAATTGGAATTTATATAATACAACCGGTATGGTTCCTAATAAGGAACTTTTAGGTTGACAAGGAATTTGTGTGGTGTTATACTACACGAATACTAAGGAATAATCCTTAACTTAACTGGAGGCATATTATGGCTTTTACTACAATTAAATCTAACCAGAAGACCTTCCTTGAGAATTACCTCAGAGGTACTGGTAAAACTTTAACTGCCAAAGACGCTAAAGCTAGATTTGGAATTCAGCAACTTCCTGCAAGGATGAGCGAAATGAAATCTGCTGGTCTTAATGTTAAAACTGATGTTGCAACTACTGGTGCAACTAGGTATAGCATTACTGCTCGTGACGTCAACGGCAGTAGAGCAAAGATGTTCACAGTATAAATTTTATACTGTTTTTTAAAAATAGAGTCTTCGGGCTCTATTTTTTTGACTATTTCATTAACTACTAGGTTAACTCTTATAACCACCCGGATATATAGTGGTCCTGGTAAATACAACTAGCAAATACTTTATGAGGAGAATAAATTATGGCAACATTAGTATCCCCTGGTGTAAATGTATCAGTAGTAGATGAAAGTGCTTACGGTGCCCCTGGTGCCGGTACAGTACCACTATTAATGGTAGCAACACGTCAGGATAAAACAGATCCTACAGGAAGTGAAGCTGACGGTATTGCAAAATTTACCAAAAGTGCCCAAGCTGGCAAGGTTGTGAAAGTAACAAGTCAAAGAGAACTTACACAATTTTTTGGAAATCCAACATTTACCACAAGCGGATCTGCCGTAGTACAAGGAAGTGAGACCAGTGAATATGGTCTTATGGCGGCTTATAGTTATCTAGGACAAGGTAACCAAGCATTCTGCGTAAGAGCAGATTTAAATTTAGGTCAACTAGAAGCAAGTACAACTGCGCCAACGGCGGCATACAGTACTGCTAACACGTTATGGTTAGACACAGATGCTAGTAAGTATGGTATTCACCAATGGAATAACACAACTAGCAAGTGGGTTTATAAAACACCAGCAGTTGAAATCAATGTAGATGATGGCACAGATGTTGTAGGTGATGTACATACACCAAGTACAGCCGCTAGTGCCACAACAAACGGAACATTTTTAGTTGTAGTACATGTTGACAACGAAACATCAACCAGTCCAGCACGTCAGATGAGTATTGAATACTTTTATGGTGTAGGTGGTGCATGGGAAATATTAGATAGTGATACTGTATTAAGTTCAGGCGAAACTGTAACCTATGATGAACATTATAGTGCTCCAACAGGTCCAGGTGCAAATGATATTTGGGTTAAGACCACAAGACCAGGTAATGGTTTATCATTATCATTGAATACATATGCAAGTAATGCATTTGTTGCCGGAACTGTACAAGGTATTTCAACTACAATGGCAGATGGCGCTGGTGCAATTACAGACTTTGTTCCACAAGATGGTTCAAGTGTAACTGCATTAACAACATCTACTGCTACTACAGGACAATATCTATTGGACATGCAGGCTAATACAAAAGCAACTATTGTGATTAGAGAAATTACAGCAGGTGGTGTAGTAGGAGCAATTCAAGCAACTACAGTATTAGCACAAGCCGCAACTCCAACTGCTACAGTAGCAAATGGAACATATTGGTTTGATAATACTATTAACAGTTTGGATATTTACAAAGTAGACAGTGGATATGCACCAGTGACTGGTACATATAGTACGACTGCTCCAACAGGTCCAAGTGCAGGAGATGTGTGGATAGATACAACGTTATCAGCAGAGAGTCAAGCAAATGAACGTGCATATCCAAAAATTTATGTAAGAAACACAGGCAACACTGCATGGGTGTTACATGATAATACAGATCAAACAACTTCAACAGGTGTACTGTTTGCTGACATTACAGATACAGCAGGCGATAACACCAATGGTGGTAAAGCAACTACTATAACTGGAGCACCTGCAAGTGCAGTATATCCAGCAGGTATGATTGTAATTAACATGGCACAGAGTAAAAATACTGTAAGAATATACAATAGTACAGCAGGTGCATGGAGAAATGGCGCCGCAAATCATGCAGATGGTAGCGGAGCATTTGGTAGATATGCACAACGCAAGGTGATCGCAACTGCAATGCAAGCGGCTATTGCTGGAACTGATTTGAGAGATCCACAATACAAATATAGCTTGATTGCTTCACCAAACTATCCAGAGCTAGTTGATGAAATGGTCACACTAAACAGTGATAGAGGTGAGACAGCATTTATTGTTATTGACTCACCAATGCGTAAGAATCCAACAGATGTAATTACTTGGACAAACAATAGTAATAGTGCAAGTGAAAACGGAGAAGATGGACTGGTAACTAAGAATACATATTCAGCAGTTTACTATCCAGCAGGTCAAACAACTGAGCCACTAGGTGGTGCAACTGTAGCTGTTCCTCCAAGTCATATGGCATTATACACTATTGCATACAACGACAACATTAGTTTCCAATGGTTTGCTCCAGCAGGAACTACAAGAGGTGTTGTACAAAATGCAAGTGCAGTTGGACATATTACAACCGAAGGTGAATTCAAAGCAATTAGCCTTACACAAGGACAACGCGATGCAATGTACACGGCTAAGTTAAATCCGATCACAACATTTCCTGGACAAGGTACAATAGTATTTGGACAGAAAACTCTACATGCTACTACAAGTAGTTTAGATAGAGTTAATGTTGCACGTTTGGTTGCATATCTCAGAGAAAGATTTGATGAGATTGCTAGACCATTCTTGTTTGAAATTAATGATGCACAAACTAGAGCAAGAGCCAAAGTTGTTTTTGAAAGATTTCTAGCAGACATTTTAAGTAGAAGAGGACTTAATGACTTTGCAGTGGTTTGTGATGAAACAAATAATACACCAGCAAGAATTGATCGTAACGAATTTTATGTTGATGTTGCTATTGAACCAGCAAAAGCGGCAGAATTTATATACGTTCCAATTAGATTGGTCAATACAGGCACACTAAGTTCAACAAACTAATAAAAAATTAACTTAATACTTAATGGACGGCTTCGGCTGTCCATTTTTTTTGGCAGTTTTTAATAAATACAATTAGCCGGTATTATGAGGAGATCAAAATGGCAGTAATTACAACTTTAGGCGTTCCAGACAATTCAGGGAACACAACAACAATTATGCCCAAGCTACAATATCGCTTTAGAGTGACATTTGTAGGAGAGGGTTTTAGTGCTACTCCTACTAGAAGCGTTATCAGTACGAATAGACCAAGTTTAACACATGATGAGATTCCATTGGATGCTTACAATTCAAGAATCTATCTTGCAGGTAAACATACTTGGGATATTGTATCAATTGTATTGAGAGATGACGTAGACAGTGTAGTGCTAAGAGAATTAAACAACCAATTAAACAGACAGGTAGACCATGCGAATCAAAGTTCACCGAGAGCAGGTTCTAGTTATAAATTCCAAATGATAATGGAAACACTAGATGGTGCTAGTCCAACACCAGGTGTGTTAGATAAATTTGAACTTGCAGGTTGCTATATTGCAAATATTAGTTATGGCGACATGGCTTATGCAAGTAGTGAACAGGTCCAGGTTACAGTAGGTATAAGATACGACAACGCAGAGATTTTTGACGCCGCAGGCAATGCTACACTTACAGGAGCTGACTTAGATCAGACTTTAAGTAACGCAACTGGCGGTGGTACACAGGCTTAATTAAGGTAGCAAAGGATGGGATTAACTAGTAATACCGGCCCATACAATGCCGCCGCAGAGCATTTCGGAGCAGACGATCCGGTAATGGTCAAAACTCCGCGTTTACTTTATAATTTTAGTGTTGAGTTTTCACTTAACGGTGGAGTATTCATTGAAGATAGTAGTTTTGGTACAAACTTTACTTTTCAAAGAGTAATAAGTGTTACTATGCCCGACTTTGATTATGGCATAACACCTGTTAATCAATACAATAGAATGAGATATGTTCCTACAAGAATGACTCCTGGTCCTTGTAATATAGTTTTTTATGATACCAAAGACAATCACTTTCAATCAATGATGAAAGCATATGCTGGACACTATTTTGGACATCCACAAACAGGTGCCCATGACATGGATCCTGTAAACTTTAGTGGTTATGAAATGCTTAATTCAAAGTTTGCGGCTGGAGATGCACATCACTTTGGTGCTAAAACTATTTCACAAGATCAGAGATTCTTTTATGAGGAAATAAAAATACATAATAAAGATACTGCCCAAGGCGGTAGAACAACTACATTGTATAACTGTATGGTTAATACTGTACAACATACAACATTTGATTATGCAAGTAGTAGTACAGCCACTTATGCAGTAAGTTTTCAGCCTGAGCATGTGAATATAGGTTCATTAGGTGATAGTCATATTAATCCTAAACAAGCGGCAAGGCAGTCCTTAGAAAGCACTATCGCAGGTACAGTAGCTAACAGAGGTGCTACCATCGCCGCACAAGTTGGTGCAGTAGCAACTGAAGTAATACAACCATTTACAGGTACAATACGTTCTGGTCAGAGTTTAAGAAATATAGACGGTAATTCATTTGTTGTATCTGAGGTTGACACTGGACTAGCTGAAGGTCAACTTCCACAAGAATAATGTAGTAATAAATACTACTAGAATGGCACATAAATTTCAACAAGGCATATACGAAGTAAAAAACCCTCGTAAATATGTAGGTAAACACCGACCAAAATATCGTAGTGGGTGGGAACTTAAATTTATGAGATTGTTAGATGATCATCCTAACATACTTGCATGGGCAAGCGAAAGTCATAGGATACCGTATCGTAATCCAGCAACGGGAAAAAATACTCATTATGTGCCTGATTTTTTTATAGTGTATGAAGATAAATTTAAAAATCGTAAGGCGGAGTTTATTGAAATCAAACCTGCTGGTCAGACATTAGCAATGGCTAGAAGTACTGTACAAAAAGCACAAGCTATTATAAATGAAGCTAAATGGCAAGCCGCCAAAGTTTTTGCAAAAAGACAAGGAGTTGGATTTAGAGTACTCACAGAACATGAACTATTCAATCAACCTAAAAAAAGGAAAAGTAGATGAATAATATAGTGAAGTTTCCGTCGACAAGTGACTTAGACAAACAGTTTTTAGTATTAGAAAGACAACGAAAATTAATACAACAACAAAAACAACAGATTGAAAAGATAAAACAGGAAAGAAGAGATGACCAAAAAAATTGAAGAAGTTTTTAACTTGCCTCCAATTGAAAGTGAAACAAACTCTAGCTATCCAACAGATACAGAAGAGAAAATGGGATTGGATTTAGTTAAGATGCAAGAACAACTAGATGTAGCAGATAAAATTGATGCGGCATTACCACAAGTCAGAGACTTGGAAGCACTAGATGCAGACATGGATAACTATGCTGGACAAGCTATGAATGCTTTTAAGGATCTTATGGATTTAGGACAAAATGTAGAAGACAGACATGCGGCAAATGTTTTTGATGTTGCAAGTAAAATGATGACCAATGCTATTACAGCTAAGACAGCAAAAATGGATAAAAAACTTAAAATGGTACAACTACAGTTACAAAAAGCAAAGTTAGACCATGTAGAAGCTAAAGCCAATGGTAAAGAAAATATCATACAAGGCGAAGCAGAAGAGTTTGAAGACCGTAATACATTGATAAATGCAGTCATCGATAAAATGAATAAATCGGATAAATAATTACAATGAAGGAAGTCGCGATGAAAAGTTTAGCACAATATCTAGCAGAATCTGAAAAAAGCTACAAGTTTAGGCTTCGTAGTATAAATGAAATTTCAGACGAGCATATGGACAGAATTGAGTCGCATATGAAAAAATACAATATGGAAAGCATGAGTGCTTGTAAAAAGACAATTATGCAACCTAAGCCTAGGGGATTTGATGATGTAGGGCCTAACGAAGTGTATATCTGTGATATGGAACTTAAATTGCCTGCTACTCCAAACGCACTACAAGAAGAAATTTGTAGGATTTGTGGTTGTCCAGTAGGAAGTATTATTATTAACAATATGAATGAATCAGAAGAACTTTGGAATGACGAACTCAAAGATGAGGACGAAGAACCAAAGAGCGTACTAGCCGACGCAGATTATAGTGAAGCTGAAAAAGTAGATCACAGTGAACACTATGGTAACGATTTTATTGACAAATTTGTCAAAGATCAGCCAACAGGTGAATTAAACAAAGAATATAAGGTGTAAAGAAATGCAATTAGAAGACTTATACAAACTAGCAGGGATTCAGCAAAGTAATACACCTGCAATAGAACCAAAACCAGTAGAGCAAGAAGTAGTTGAACAACCAATGGATGGCAGAGAAAATATGAAAGCAATGATTGCTTTGATCTCACCTGAACAGTTGAATCAACTAGTAGGAGATGCTCCTGTGGAAGAAGAAGGATTTGCTAACAGCGGTGATGAATATGCTGGCGAACCCGAAGCATACAACGGCACACTAGGTAGCCCAGCAGATTTAAGTTTGCGTAGATATTTAGGTGCTAATGGTCAACCAGTAAAAATGGAAAACGTATATGCAGATCATAAAGTAGAAGATATTACTGAAGCATGGCAAGCATACAAAGTTGAAGAAGGTGAACTTCCTCCAGGGCTAAAAGCATATCAAGAAAAGAAAAAGAAAAAAGATGATATAGATGAACATCATCAAAAAGATGCAGAAGGCAATACAATTCCGCATGACGATGAAGTTGCTGAACAAAAGGTTGCAGAAGAGCCAAATGAAGCAAACAAATTTATCAAAGCAAAAATTGATGCTGAAGAAGATGGTGATGACAGCTTTACAGTAGACGGCAAGAAATACAAAGTAAAAGATAGTGCAGACCTAGACAGACTCAGAGCACTTGCTGGTACACAACAGGTAGACGAAGGTGGTATGAAGCAAGCTGAAATTGAAGTACAAGATTGGGTTAAAAAGTATGATGACTACATGGGTGTTAACGGTGATAGCTTACCTGAAGGTTATCTACAAGCAATGTTGAATACAGGCATAATGAGTGATGCATTTGACCAAGACGAATATATTGCTTTCAATGAAAAAAATGGCTATGATGATGATGGCGATTGGTCTGAAGACGACCATGATAAATTTATGCAGTCAAGTCCAATTACAAGAGGTATGTTTCGCGAAATTCGAGCAATAGAGGAAAAGTATGGCATTGATGAACAAGGTGTAAATGATATCATGGGTTACTTTGAATCCAAAGAGGAATCAATTAATGATCTTAGAAAGCTAGCAGGAATATAATTATGCCAACATCACAGGAAATGAGAGTACAAAATACATTTGATAAAGCAATGGATCAAATCAATCGATTGCAAAAAGTTTTCCGTGATGAAGGTGGACTTGCTAAAGCAGTAGTTGATGTTGGTGGTAGTCAAGACTTTGGTGCTATACAAGAAGCATTTGATAACCTGTATGGTGCATTGGAAGATGCACATTATGATGCAATGGCTGGTTTAGAAGTAGAGTCAGTAAAACAAAAACTTGGCATGACTGAAGACACTGTAATAAAGCCACAAGGTAAAGACTCGGAAATTAATCTTGCTGGTGACAGTATTTGGGATAGACAAGGTGAGAATCCTGCAAAAGTTAATGTAATGAAAATTACAGTAGAAAATCCATACGAAGAAGATGGATACATGGACGACGATGAAGATGATGGTTACAGAAATGTTACAGTACTGCACGATGGTCCGTGGACCATATATACAGACAGTGGATTTGCAGAAGAGATTAGTGCTTTAGTTGGATTTGACGTAGACTTTACTGAACAAGGCATGCAAGATGATGGAAGAGCAAGCATGGAAGGCACACTAGATGGTGCTATGGAATCAGTACAAGAAAGTACACTAACTGAAGGATACGAATCTAAATGTATCAAATGTTGTAAAGAAGCAGGAATTGATTGCTCATTTAGAGATGGAAAAATGTATGTTGACAAATCAGATGTAGAAGATGCAAAGAAAGCACTTAAAGCAGATGATGATATTATTGAATTACCTAAAATTATTGGAGAGTCAGTAGCAGAAACAAAAACTGACGATGATACTGGAGAAGAAATAAAAGAACAATCCCCAGAACTAACAAGGCTAAAACAACTTATAGGCATTGATCCAATTAGAGAGATGAAACAATGACAGACAAAACATTCAAAGATTATCTAAAAGAAGATGCTATAGACCAAGAAAAACATGATGCACTTAACAATATTGCAATGACACTCGGTGCATTAGAAACTGAAATACAAGAATTACAAAGACTGGATGGAGACATGGATTCATCTGGTGTTGGTGATCTAACCGATCAACTTACTACTATGCGTAAATTGGTAGACAGTTTTGAATCTGTAATAGACAGAGCCACTAGTGTTGTACCAATGGAATCAGTAGAAGAAGTAAAAGAAGCAGTTGACCCAGAATTAATGGACGAAGTAATTATACAAATTAAAAGAGATTGCGATATGGGAGACTATACAGCAATAGAAGAATTACTTATGAGTTGTCCAGAAGATAAACTAAGAGGCTTCTTATCAGAAGTCGATGAATCACAAGATTTAGACTACCTAAAAAAATTAGCAGGCATTTAACTTAGGGGCTATGGAAACATAGCCTCTTTT